ATTTTTGCGTACTGCTCTTTGAATTTGCAGTGAAACTATCTCATCACGAGGATGAATTAGTTCCTTACGCAATATTCTACGGTATATGTTGTTTGATGCTGATATTAAATCCTTTGTAGATGTGATTTGTACCCTACAGCCCTTCTGCTTTAATACCATTCCAAGATCTGACAATATATTTCCATCCATTACAAATGGTTTGCCATGCTTTGCCAATTTAAGACATGAAGCGGTAATCTCATCTATATTTGTATTATTAAATGAAGCAACCAACTCTGTGGCTACCTTTCCATCTGGTTTTAGTTGAGCGGTAACGATAGAGCAATGCTCCCATCCTGGAGTTCTCTCAATAGCGAATACTTCTGCAGTTTCTGGTCTACCTTCTGGCTGTTGTTGCCATAATCCAACAGGGAGCCATGAGTTCATACTGGATACAAACTGATTTAATCTATACCGCCTTGCATCAGGCTCAGGCATAGTGGCTAATTCATTTTTAACTGACTCCCAGGACAAAATGCCAGATGCCAATTGAGGGTTTGCCATTCTGACTGCCTCTTCATCATCTAAGGCACATCCTTTAGGTGCTTCCCAACAGAAGAAGCCAAACCTTTCCAAATCCTCTTGGCCATCAATAGCCTTTGAACCATTTTCGTAAAGGGCCTTGAGTAGATCAGAAGTATCGTCACCTGCAGTAGTGATACCAATAACGATGCCATCAGGGCGGGTAGCAGAACCAAGAGCCATAGCAGTCCAAACATCAGACTTAGCAACATGCAACTCATCAAATACAACCAGAGAAGGATGTAGTCCTTGGGCTGTTGCTGCTTGTGCTGCAATTACTTTATATATTCCTTGCTCGTCTTTCGTCCATAATCCACGATGTTCTGTACTCCTTGCAAAGAAATGTCCTAACAATTCACTTGAATCTACCTGATGTTTTAGCCTCCTATAGACGATTTTTGCCTGGTCTGCAGAGGCTGCAACAGAGATAACTTCAGGTGCAGGTTCATGTAGAAGCATACCGTAAAGGGCTAATAAGGCCCCTATAAGGCTCTTTCCATTCTTCCTGGGCATGGATATCACTACCTGCTTATAACGCAGCCTACCAGCCTTAGAAGGCTCAGGATGGGTATCTGGATATCGTTCTAAGACTCTCCTGATTAAATCCTTCTGCCAATCTGTTAATACTAATAATTCATCATGCCTTTCAGGCAAACGCCATAAAGCCTGAGCAATATTAATAATCTTATCCCCATCTGTAGGATAATCCTGAGATAAGGGTAAGGTGTAATGTGTAGGAAGCCAATTAGCCATTAGCAATAGCAGCCAACATATCTGCAGGAGATAGTTCTGCCTGTTTCCTATTATTTAGACAACCAAGGTTTGACAATAATGCAATTAATACTGGTGCAATCTTATGTCTGTGCTGTGGAAATTCATCCATAGTCTTTGCCAATAAGACTGCTTCTATTGCTGCTCCTTGGTCTGCTTCTTCTAACCAATATGCAGCAGATAAAGATTTCTTGACTGCATCTTCCAATGTTTGGTTTAGGTCTATTGGATCATTTACTTTACCTGTAATGATTTGATCCCTTGGACCTGGTTTACTTCCTGTTCTCATATTTGCTCCTTTTCACTATTTATGGTTTTATGGTTTTTGGATAGTCTTATCAGGGTCTGTGGGGGAAAATAAAAAAAACCATCAAACATTTTATTTCCAAACCATCAAACCTTTAAACCATCAAACCATATATCCTCATATCCGTCATATGTCTTATATATGCCAATAGGAATGTTTGGTATCTCTTTATATACCCCGCCCTACCCGCCATTCCAGTATGTGAGACATTAAGCGTCTCAATATGTGAGATGGGCGGTATGCGGCGGTATTTAGACAAACCCTTATACCCCCTATATCCCCTATACCCTATATACCCATATATCCTGGATACATGGTTTGGGGATATCCCCCCTATCCTGGTTTGATAATATTTTTTAATTTGACAAATGGTTTGAGATGTGGCTATGATAATAGTCTTATACAAACCATCGTATCCTTTTATCCGCATAGCCTCAATACTTCCTATTCCAATACTTTAGTCTTACTCTTGTCTTATTCTTTCTTGTACTGTTACATGATTTACAGCATGGTAATAGATTGTCTATTTCATTAGTCCCGCCGAAACTGACAGGGATTATATGATCTGCCTCATTAGCAGGACCCTTGCAATAGTGACATGTCCAAGCATTAGCCTCAAGGACTATCTTCCTATTCTTCTGGTATAAAGGGTCGTTATAAACCTTCTTAGCCATTACCCTTCCATTCTATATCTGTGGGTATACCTTTGGCTATATAGTCTCCACTATCTGTTACCCATCCTATCTCTATTGCTTCTGGGCATTCTTTTACTATTCCCGCTCTTTCGTGGCATCTGCACCAGTAGATGGGGTTGGTCGTCTCAGTAGTTGTTCCGTCCTTTGCCATATTTCTGGGTAATCTGTCCATTTCCATAATACTTCTCCTATATTAATGAGGTCAAGAAGGTGAGTAGCACAAAGATAGCCGAAATCTTCATGATAGTAATAAGCATTCTGACTGCAGCGCTCACATGGACGAGGTCTTTGAGTCGTCTTATACTTTCTAAGCCAGAAGTGTGGTGATTCTCTCCAGTGCTCATTCTTTTCCTTGTAATTTGTCGCCATCTGTATACATTCTATCAGAAATCACCTGATTGTATTTTGCTATGTATAGCATAATCTTATTTCTATCAGGATATTCTTCTCTTAGCCTACCCGCTTCATATAAACCAACCGTTCCATTGCATCTATCGCATAGGATACCTCTGATACATTTTCCACAGGTTTTGTGATACATTGTTGCCCCATTAGGATATCTTGGTACTGGACAACAATTATGGTCATGGTCTACATGAAGTTTCTTCCACTTAAAACCTCTTCTACCACAAATCTCACAACCATTCTTAGCCATCTCTTCATACTGTTCAATGGTTATTCCATATCTTAGTCTTAAGTGATTGGCTCTTACTTTTTCATAGGGTTGATTGTTATATTTCTCCCGCCCATAATTTTTCAGGGTAGGTGAACCAGTCCTGCGCTGTCTTTCATAATGCATTTTGCATAGATTTCCAGCGTAGTTAGGCGTATCGCATCCTTCAAGGGTACATTTAGGCTTACGCTTACCACCTCTATGGCTTTTTAAGGATGATGTTTTTCTACATTCCTTGCAATAATAATCATAGCCATCAGTGTCATACTTGGCTTTGGACTTGTAAAACATTTTTATAGAGAGTTTTTGTTTACATTTAACGCATGTTTTATTTTTCACTGCCATATGCTAACTCTCTTATCTGATCCAATACATCTTGGATTCTTTGTTCTGCTGTTCTTGTATCTTTTTTAGGCATATTTATCTCCTTGTCCTACCTATAAACCTATTATAGCACAACTAATTATATCTTGTCAAACAGTACAATCAGATTGATGCATAACTATTCTATCTGTTTTATGCCAATAGATTTTTACATTTTTTGCTATGTATTTATTACAAACAGAACATTTAGCAGGATATTTATTAAGTAATGTTATCCAACCACCGTAGTATGAAGATTTCTTGTTCCAATGCTTAATACCATTAACAGTATTAACTTTTCTATTGGTTTGTTCATGCTTAAACTTAGCCATCTCATCTCTTTCTGTCCCTGCGGGACACACCCTTCGGGTGTAATAATAATAGTAGTAATAATCTCAAAAATCATTTCCAGAATAGAACCCCTATACCCCTAAATAACTTCTTTAAGGAACCCCATAATTGTCAGGTTATAAATCCGCAATTCAATGGTTACTGCTCTATTCAGGAAATATCATTTCCGTCACTTGAAGTAGACCCCTTGATGCTATCTCCAAAACTCTTCAAGAATTATATTGTAGCAGAACCAGAAATGTTTGTCAAATAGAAAGTGGCCCATAGGATAAGAGATAAAGAAAACCTATGAGCCACCTATAGTAGGTAGACCCTGAAGCGAGATCAGGGATTATTAGTATACCACTACCAAGTACTTATTGCAACTCGCTTCCATGTATTTGTGGCGGTACAGATATAAATATAATCTGCATCCCATGTGATTTCTCCTTGTACACCTGTCGCAGTAGCAGAAGCAGGTGTTTTGGTAGTTAATTGGAAATCACCATTAATCTTAACTCTGTTATTATCAAACTCACCATAGATTAATGGAGTTGCTGTAGAACTATTATCTATATAAAGTTTATTACTTGTTGTTTCATTTCTTCCTGCTTGATAACCAATCATAACATTTCCTGATTGACCATCAGCACTTAGACCTGCTTGATATCCAATCAAAGTATTGTTAGAGCCATTAGTTATACTTGAACCAGCACTTCTTCCAACAGCCACATTGTAATTAGAAGTACCGCTAACAGATGCTACTGGAACAGAAAATCCTGAACCACCTGCACCTAATGCAGTAGAAGTTGCTAAACCTAAAACAGATGTGCTACGAACACCACTTATATTACCAGTTAATGTTACTGATGTTACTGCTCCACCAGATACTTCAATTGTGGCAGGTTTGTTTATTAAATCAGGATGATTATTTGCAATTAAATTAACATTTGTATATGTACCATCTGTATAACCACTACCGCCTGTGATTGTGCCTAATGATGCAATTTGTTGAGAAAGAGAACCTAATGCATTTTGTCCTATAGCAACATTTTCTAAACCAATAATATTTGAAGTTAATGAACCACCACCAACTGCAACATTAAAACTACCAGTATGATTAAAACGCATTGCTGAATTACCAACAGCAACATTATTATTACCTGTTGTGTTTGCATTTAATGCAGCAAATCCTTGACCCTGATTACTATTTCCAGTTGTATTGTACTGTAATGCAGTATTTCCTAAAGCAACATTTCCAATACCCGTAGTGCTTGATGCTAATGCTTGTCTACCGATTGCAGTATTATTAGTTCCAGTTGAAACCTTTAATGCTTCGCTACCAATAGCAATTAAATCACTTTGCGTTGCACTTTGAAGTGCTTGTGTTCCAATTGCAATACTATTGGATACATTTCCAGTTTGTTTTGCTTCAAAACCAATTGCAATATTGTCAGTACCGCTTGTAATTCCATCAAGAGCACTAAATCCTAATGCAGAGTTTCTTTCACCTGTTGTTAATGAATCAAGTGCACCAACATTATTAAATTTAATATTATTAGTATTAACAATTACTGTTGCATCTGCACCCGCAGCACCTGTGGCACCTGTAGCGCCTGTGGCTCCAGTTTCTCCTTGGATGCCTTGGATACCCTGAATACCTTGCGGTCCTGTTGCTCCAGTTTCTCCTTGAGGTCCTTGAATACCTTGCTCACCCTGTGGGCCTTGCGGTCCAGTTTCTCCTTGAGGGCCTTGTGGACCAGTTGCACCAGTGGCACCAGTCTCACCTTGCGGTCCTTGTGGACCCATTGGGCCTTCTTCACCTTGGATACCTTGAGGTCCTGTTTCACCCTGAATACCTTGAATGCCTTGTAAACCTTGTTCACCTTGAATACCTTGAATACCTTGAGGTCCTTGTGGTCCTGTTTCTCCTTGTGGACCCTGTGGACCTGCTGGACCTGTTTCACCCTGAATACCAACAGCACCAGAAAGATTTACAGTCCATATTGAATGTGTTTCTCCAACACCTGATGCCTCTGTTACTAATAAATCTAATTGACCAGTTGCAGAATTATAATTAGTAACAGTACCAATTAAATATGAATTTGAATCATGTGCAACTATTGCAGTTTGTCCAATTGAATAATCAACATTTGTATCTACAAGAATAATTGAGAATGAATTATTTTTTGCAACAATTGTTTCTGTTTCTGTAGATGTAGTGTGATAATGATCTCCATCAGCACCTGCAGGGCCAGTTGCTCCTGTTGCTCCTGTTAATCCCTGAATACCTTGAGGACCCTGAGGACCAGTTAAACCAATAGGTCCTTGTTCTCCCTGTATTCCTTGTGGGCCTGTTTCTCCCTGAATACCCTGAATACCCTGCAAACCTTGTGGACCTTCTTCACCTTGAGGACCTTGAGGGCCTGTCTCACCTTGAGGACCAGCAGGACCTGTTTCTCCTTGCTCTCCTTGTAGACCTTGAATACCTTGAGGACCTTGCAAACCTGTTTCACCTTGAATGCCTTGTTCGCCTTGTGGACCTTGTAGACCCTGAATTCCTTGGGGTCCTGTAGCCCCTGTAGGCCCCTGTGGGCCTGTTTCACCAATGGGTCCTTGTGGTCCTGTGGGTCCAGTCGCTCCAGTGGCTCCTGTAGGCCCTGTAGGCCCTGTTTCACCCTGTGGACCAGTGGCTCCCTGTGGCCCAGTTGGTCCTGTTGGTCCTTGTGGACCTGCAACAACTTCTAATCCTGTTGCTAAAACTTTTATTTCTGTAGGAGAGACAATCTCTACCTGGCCTGTTGATAATGTTGAAATAGTCATCGTGTTATGTCCTCTTCAATAAAGATTTGTCCTCTAAGGACAGTTGAGACTTTAGCATTTACGCTATTCGTGCCTTGGATATCAAAAAAACTAATCATTGGAAGATTTGCTGTATCAAGTTCAATTGTCAAAATATTTTCATTTTTGACTATTGCTAATGTTGTAATTACTGCTGCATCAAGTGGGTATTCTCTAACTTTTCCATCAAAATCCCAGTCTGTTAAATCTAATGCATTGCCTTCGCTATCTGACAACAATACAGTCATTGGTGATGTATCGTTTCTGTATACCCGCCACTCTATTGTGGGTGGCTGTAAATTTAAAATCTCCATAAAACCTCCAAGGTGAATCTACATATATTGTAGACTATATGTATTATGAGTCCTGAACTATTAACCGCCTTGGCTGCTGCCATAACTTCAATTCTGGGGGTAAATATTGCATTAATTAAATGGCTTATAAACAAGTTCCTAAATGAATTAAAACCTAATGGGGGCAATAGCCTCAAAGATCAGGTCAATAGACTTGAGAAGCGGGTAGATGATATATATGAAATACTCGCCCAATCAAATGTCAGGAGGAAGAAAAATGGCTAAGAAATATTATTATGATGGTAAGTTGTATAGTGAGAAAGATTGGGACTTTGATAAAAAGCGTCCTAAGCCAAAAGTAAAGGCTAAGAAAGCAGAAGTAATTGCTGAACCTGAAACCCAGGTTGAGGTAGAATTAACTTCTGAAGTTATTGAAACACTAATACAAGATTAATTAAACAAACCCACCCTAATTATGACACCTTGGGTGGGTTTGCTGTTTCTGGAGTCAGTGCCAGAAATTTACCAGTTAAGTGGCAATGTTAATGAATTTGTAAATGTTCTATTTGATCCTAATGTAGTTGTTGTTATTGTTGCTACAGAACTTGGACTCTCCCAACCACTACTTGAATAAGGATTAAAGTATTGAGTTGCATCTGTTTGATATTGCAACAACATTGGAGAATAATCTGAGTCTCCTGCATATTGTTCAAATGTCATTCTAAATTGGCTAAGGTCATAGAATGGTTGACCTAAATCAATTATAAATGAAAACTCTCTATTTTGATTTGTACCATCATATGCAACTGGTCTTATTCCATAATTAGTTGTGTCATTATCTGTAAGACATACAGCCCTACCTCCAGTTGGAGTAAATCTATTTCCTCCACTATCTCTAAAACCATCTATTCCAGTAAGGAAATAAGCAACTATTGGTTTATCTAATGCACGATTAGTTGAATTTGATGTCAATGCCCTAAATTTAGATAGTAATGGGAAGAAGTTTATTGGTGCAACTCTTGGCCCTCCTGGATCTACCAAAAGTCTAAGGTATCTAACTCCTCTGTTACCAACAGTACTTGTTACAGTTCCAGGAGTTACTGAAATAGTTTTTGTAGTTGTTGAACTTCCATATTGATTTGTAGTTGTTAATGAAACAGTTTTATTTCCAGCAGTTGTATATAGATTTCCTACAACTGGTACATATCTGTTTTGTCCTGTTCCACCGTCACCAAAATCCCACAAATATTCTGTGTAAGGTCCTTCTGCAATAGGAGTTCCTGAGTAAGTAAATTCAATCAATCCACTATTAGATGGATTAACTGCCCAAGTGAAGTCACTTGTTGGTGGTGCTCCAGTCACAAGTTGTTGATCTGTTATTACTGTTGTAATGCCATAAGCATCTGTAATAGTTGCAGTTATTGTATAAGTATTTTGTGTAGTAAATGTGTGTGTTGCTGTTAATCCTTCGTAATCTGAAGTACCATCACCAAAATCCCAAGTAACACCAACAAGTAATTCTGGGTTTTCACAATCAATTGAGAAATTAAATACAGTATTTGTATTTCCAGTAGAAGGTGTAATATTGATTTCTGGATATCCTAAAACTTCTTTGTCAAGGAATGAATTCTTAAGTGAATAAGTAATTTCCCAATCTTCTGCATTAATGTTATGACTAATTCCTACAATCTGGTATTTTTTATCAATTGTAAGAACATCAATCTCATGGTAAACATCAACATTGTCATAAATTTCTATTGTTTTAGCAATATCTGGCGCAAATCTTCCATTCCAAGATATAGATGTAATGTCTCTTTGTGGAATAACTGTTTCAGAAAATACTCTGTTTATAATATTTTCTACACCATTTGGTATTTCTAATGTTATTCCAAATAAGGATGCGTCAAGTTGTTTGAATCCTGGCCCCCAATTATTTGTTGAAAATGAGTTAGTTTGAACACCAAAATCAATTCCATTGTTAGTAAACTTAAATCTATTGCAAAGAATATCAAAACCATCATTGAGAACTACATTGAAATAACCTAATTCTCCACCTCTTGAATCAAAGGTAGCAACTGATGGATTATTTCTTGGATGTGCTGCACCTGAAATGGACCAATCATCAACACCAACCATTTCATTGTCAACATTTGCATAAAGAAAAGCAAGATTTGATTTTACTAATTGTGAATAGTTTTGCCAAGCACTTGCTCCCAATGGCGGATAATACATTGCAGTAGCAATCCCACCAGCAGGACCAAGATTGGAAGATTCTTGTGCAGAAACCCAACCAACAATTTCATAGTCGCTTGGGTCAACTGCAGGATTAGTTCCACTTGTAAAAGTCATTTCTTGAACAAATTCACTAATATCCATTGTATGGCCAAGTCTGTCTCTAAAATTATTTTGTAAAACATGTGCTTGCATTGTTCCAACCATATCAATGGCTATTAATTCTATTTGTGGTGGTTTACCTTTTGGATTATAAGAAACATTTATATCTATTAATCTACCTGTAAAAATTGGTGTGCCATTTGCTTCAACTTTAATCGTTCTTCCTGTACGAAAGTTTGAATTTTCATATGGATCAACGGAATAAGACCTGCTTATTAATCTCATTACTCCAGCATCAGGCATATCCCATGGACCTGTATATCTTTGAAGCCCTCTTCGTATATTGACGCTAATTATTCCGTCAGTATATTCAACCCAACTTTCATCTTCTAATAAATAAAATTTAATTATATCTATTGGTCTCATAATGCGTAAGCACTCACAGTTCCATATTTTCTAATTGCATCAGAAACAACTCTGCCAAGTTCATAAGGATCTGTTCCGAGTCCTGCATTAATTGTAACATTAACACGAGCAGCACTTCCATTCCCGCCAACATTTATGCTTGGCAAAGTAATTCCAGGTTTTCCTGAAACACCCATACCCATATAAAGACCTTCAGTTAAATTCTTACCAATGCTCATCATAACTCTTGACGGTGATTTAATTCCAAGAAGTGATTTAACATGTCTTAAGATATTGCTATTGACCCATTCAGTAAGGAATGTACGAGTAAAGTTACCCATCTGTCCAAGACCTGAAGCAATACCACGAGCAATGTCTTTACCAACCTCAACCATAAAGCCATAGACTTCGCCAAGTTTATTTTTAATGTTTGTGGCTACATCTCTAATGTATCCACCAATATTATCCCAAATCTTAGATGCTGCATCTTTTAATTCATTAAACTTTTGAATTGCTGCATCTTTAAGTTCACTAAATTTTTCAATTACACCAGTCTTAATTTTTGTTACATATTCAATAACTTTTATAA